ATTATCTGTTTTACCCATTTTAAAAGCGGGCATTTGAGGCAAAGGTTTTGCCAGTAGCATTGCTATTTGCGCGGCCGCTGCCACTCCTATTGCAATCGCTTCGGCCTCACCATAAACGGGTATCTTCAAAGCCGCAGTAGCTGCTACTATTGCATTTTCGGTGATTTCTAAAATGGCAGCATCACGGTCAAACTTTGCCTGTTTAATTTGAATGGCAACTTTTTCTCTTTCTAATTTCCGGTTATTGGCAGCTACAGCGTTATCCAAAATTATCATTTGTGCGGCCTTTTCCTGATTGGACAAGGTTGAATCATTAATAGCTTTTATTTCCTGGTCTTTCCGATAATTATTTAGATCAATTATTCTCTGGATCGCATCTATTTGTTTTTGATAACCAATATCCACAAGCCCTTGAACGCCTTCCTGAAATCCTTGAGCTATTTTAACTTCCTGCTCTAATAAATGTCTTTTGTTTTCCGCAGTTTCAATATCTGTGGTGTGTTCCTTGTCTGAAAGATCACTTTTTAATTTACTGAGACTTTTTTGAAGAGATGCTTGTTTTGATGCAGCATCTTGAGAAGCCTTTAACTCAGTGGAAACCTGTAAAATTCTGTTATCGTGAGTAATCTTATCTTGATCCGAAAGTTTGGAAGTATCTACTTTTTTTAAATTGTTTAATTCCTCCTGCAATTTTTTTTGTGAATCAGCAGCGCCCTTATTGGCGTCTAAAATCTTTTGAGCGTTATCGATTTGATCCTGAAGATTGGTTTTTGTATAGTCTTCGTCAAGTTTTTTTCTTTTCTGATTGTAGGATGCAAGGGAAATTAATTTTTTAGAATAAGATTCATTCAGATCAATAATCTCATTAGAATAACTGTCGGACCGGTCAACTGTTATATTGTCATTTTCAGCCTGAATTTTTCTTAATGCTTTTGTGGCTATATCAACTTCTTGTTCATAGTAATCTTTAACGATCTTTATTCTTTCGGCGGCTGAATCACGGGTAATTTGGATCTCTGCAATATGAAACTCTGTGATCAACTTAATTAATTCTTCATCTGTGATCTTTTTATTGGCTATTTCAAAAAATCCTTCTTTTTTTATCCGCTCAATATTTTCATTACTGATGCCGGCTGAAGATAACGAAGCCTTAAACCCGCTTTCTGTGATTCTTTTACGGGCCTCCATAGCTTCTTTTAATGCAGCTAATCTTTCGGCTTCTGTGATCTGATCATTGTTGTAAATTTCTTTATTGTTTTCAATGATAACATTCAGAATATCTTTTTCAGTTTCGGTAGTTAATTGAAGTTTTTTTACCCTGGCTTCCTCAATTAGTTGGTATTCTTTCTCATATTCGTCTTTTGTTAACTGTTGAATAGCTGAGAATGTTTTTTTAGTGGAAATGGCTTTATCTACACCACTAACGGTAGGATCACTTTGTATGGCCCTGTTTTCAGCATAGGTAATTCGTTTTTGTTCTTCCAAACTTGATTTTAAAGCAAATACCTTTTGAGCTAAGGTACTTTTATCATTACTTAATACACGTTCATTGGCAGCAATTTGATCGTTTGCGGAAAGAGTTATTGTTTCTAAAGTAAACTTACGGGCATCATCTGCGTTTAACTTAGAAATACTATTGGTATTTTCGGCTACTTTCGCCTGTGCTGCTTCGTTATCGTTAAACGCCTGAAGTCCTAAATCTAAATTTGCTTTTTTTGCGTCATATTCTTTTTTTGCTGCAGCGATATTATCATCGATAACTTTAGACTTTTTATCATAATCTTTATCACCACCTTGCGCTTTTACCTGGTCTTCATACTCTTTTTTTAGATGTTGCCTGATGACTAGTTCATCGGCTGCATTTTGAGTTTGTTTTTGTGCAAGTGCTAATGCTTCTTTAGTTACTCCCAACTTACCGACAACTTCCTGAGTAGATTCTGCTGTTTTTTTGGCAATTTCTCCCTCTAATTTAAGTTGCTCCTTTTGAGTGATCCCTAATGCTTTTCTTTTGTCTAAAGATTTTTGTAAACTGTCGATTTCCTGTTGTGCGGTTATTTTACTAACATTGATATATTCTTTGGAGGCATCGGTTAAATCTTTAAGTGTAGTAATTAGGTCTTCATTTGCCTTTTGAGCCGATTTTACTTCTGCGTTCCAGTCTTCGATTGCGCCGGCAATCTTATAAATAGCGACTGATAAGCCTACGATAATAAGCCCGATTCCTGTTGCCGCTATTGCTGTTGCCATTGCACCGGCGCCAGCCGCTACAGCATCTTCAGCAACTACAACGCCGCCTAAACTGCCTGTTAAAGCATCCGCCCCAACTGCTTCGGCTCCCAATCCAACGGCAGCCTCACCTCCTGAAACCGCAACTGCCTCATTACCTGCTATTGCTGTTTCTTGTGTTTGTGTTAGTACGGCTGTCGATACTGCTGCGGCCTGTTGTGCTTCTGCTTGTGCTATAGTCGCTTTTGTCGCATCCCCTGTTGCTAATGCTACTAACTTTTGAGCAGAAGCCAAAAAAGTTGTTTTGACAATATTTAACGACTTCGCAATAGCTTCTTTTTCCTGTAAGAACCGGTTAAATTCTGTTAACCCTTGTAAAAGGGTCATTATTGCCACTAACTTATTCAGTTCTTTTTCTACTTTTTCGTTACCATCCGCAAACAGGGAAGCAGCACCGGCTCCAATTGCATAAGCACCACCTAATCCACGTGCTGCGGCTGTAAGACCTGCAATCGCAGGGGATTCACTTTGTAATAATGTTTGTTGATGACCAAACTCTCTTATCTCACGGGTAGCTTTATTTACTACCGTTTGCATTTCTTCAAATACTGGTGTGCCTGCCAGCCCTGATTCATACATGGACCTTAAAGCACGTTCACTATTCCTTAATTCAGTTGTCAGAGACCGGAAACCTTCGCTTTGTTGTTGTGAGAAAGATCCGAGAACTTCTACCTGTCTTTGTAATTGTCTTCCAGCTTCAGTGTTGGTTCTTTCGGATTCTGAAAGTGCATCAAGCCTTGCTTTTGCTTCCTGAAATCCTTTCTGTAGAATTCCGACCGCTCCAGTATAGTTGCCGACATTTCTTTGAAACTGGCCTACACTTGCATCAATTGTCTTCAGTACATCAGATAAGCCTTTGGCTTTAGTAGCAGCCTCTTGTGCTTCTTTGGCTAATGCAGGATTAACTACTGCCTGTGCCGCTAAGTTCTTAGCTAATTGAGCAGCTTTTAAATATTCTTCATTCAGTTGTTTATAGGCATCCTTTAGTCCAAGCGTTTCCATTGCCGAATCTTTATTTGCTTTGGCCTGAAGTTGTTGTTGAACCTTTACCTCCGCGATTTGCTTGGCTTCATCTGTATTTAATTGAGCTAACTTTTGTTTTTCTTTCGCGAGTGCTGAAGTAGAATCTTTTAAATTATTTTGCGCCTGTACTGTTTGCGTGATGGTGGACGTTTGATTGGATAAAGCTGAAGTAAGTTCTTTTATCGATGCAGTTGCGGCGGCTGTATTCCCTGTAACCTCTTTTACACCTATTGAGCTTTGAAGAGAGGTCATAGATGCCTTCAATTTATTATAGGCAGTCTCCAGTATTGAAAGTTGTTCTACTGCAAATTGTGTATCGGCTTCAAAGGAAGCCTTGTCAATATAATTCTGAATTAAATCTTGATCTGCCATGTTCGTATAATTAAAAAGCCACTACAGCTTTCGCTGTAATGGCTTTCGTGAAGCTCTTTGGTTTAAAAAGTCAATTTATAGGTTAACTTTCCTGTAATTGTTTTACTTCAACCAATTCTTTGCCTGTTAAAGCGAAATAAAGGTTTTGAAGTTGATGCAAATATTTAATATCCTTAACCACAGTTCCGCTTGTACTTGTTGCATTTCCGATGTAAACTACATTATTGCTTAACGAAACGTTTATCTTAATACTTTTTTCAAAATCAATTTTGGTTCCGTTTAATCCAAACTTCTCCAATATTTCAGGCGTTAAAAGAATTGGATCAAAATCATCACATAGATATTCTGCAAAGTCAAGCCGACTTAATTGGTATGGATAACCGTTAATATTCATCCAGTTCCCAATCCGTAATTCATTTTCCTGTATCATTTCTTCGCCTGTTTATTCATTTGATCACAATAAAGATTAAACTGCCTTAAATACTCGCAATATTCGTTAACAAAGATACTTTTTGTAATCCGATAATTATTATGTTTGGATAAAATAATTAATACACTGGTAAAATATTTTTTATCAATCTTTACGCCGGTATCTGTGAACTTATTTTTTATCGCATCAAATTCGATTAACTTTAGATCAAGCTGAATTTTTTTTGCCTTACTTCGTCTTTCACATTTATCCACATCCGCGAAATAAAGATCAGTATTTTTAATGTCGAACTTTAAATTAATCCGAAGGAACCTATTTAATTCACTACAAAACATCGGCGAATAATGCTTTCTACAAGCAGCAATAAGAAAGCAGATCATTTCATATTCTAACCGTAAAATTTCCACCTGTTTGTAAAGTGTCACGTACATAGTATATTCAGAATTGCCTAAACTTTCGGTATATTCAGTCATTATGTTTTCCCATGCCGTTTGAAGTTCTTGCGGAGTTGGATAACCGGAAATAATAAGAGAAGAAAGATTATTATTTATAAGGCATTCCTCAAAATTATACAGAGGTAGTTCATTGATATTTTGATACCATTTGGATAATGGTGTAACCGTTTGCGGCGGCTGTGGCTGCATCTGTGTAGCTGACTGATTTGCCTTCTTTATAAACCGCGTACGTTTGCTCATTTTCTATTGCGAGTTTTTTAGCCTCAATGACCGCTTTTTCAATGTCAAAGAAAATCCTTTTTTTATTCAGTCGGCACGATGGGCAGGGTGTTGGCATTTTAAATATTTATTCTTCAAGTCCGAACTGTTCTTTAAATTCCTTTGAAAATGCAAATGCTTTTATGATACCGTCAAGATCTATACATTGCTCATAAGTACAATAATTATCATCTTCATCTTTCCACCAAAGTACTTGATTTTTCTTAAAGTTCCCTACATCTTTTAACATCGAAACTCTCGTGAACATCTTTCCATTTATATTGAATCTTATACAAATTCCTTCGCCATTTATAGTACGGTGGCTAACATAATCAATTTCAGCAAGCTTTTCTTTTTTTTCTTCTAATATCATTAAACAAATTTTAGTCCTACAAAATTACTGATATTTTCATTCACTACTGGCCTTAATATGCTAAGATAATCACTTTTAAATGAAGTACCAAGACCAAATATATCGGGATATTTTTCAACTAATTGTGGTGCCTTTGAATCATTAGAAAACTCCAAAACTGTTTCACCTTCTAACTTCACGTTTATCTGTTGAGAGAAGGAACCGGTTAAAAATAAATCAGGCACTCCAAAGCCAGGTAAAGGATTCATAGCAGCTTTCTTGGCTGCATAAGCGTCACTTTTATACGTAGGCGAAATAGAATCCCCTGTTTTAGTTTTACCGGCTTTTAATTGTGATTGTTGTGCTCTTTCAAAATCCAGCTCTGTAGCAATAAAACTTTCATCAATGATAGCGCCTGTATCGATCGACTGAAATTTTTTAAGTAAGGAGTTTATTGTTGCCATTCGATAAAGAATTTAATTATTTTTTCATTGTCCGCAAGACATTAATGATACTCGCTTGCTCACATTTTCGTCTTTAATTTCAATCCATTTTTTATTGAAGTAATATAATTTTGAATTACATGAATCATATACTACTTTATATTTAAAACCATTTAACTTAGGGAAGCCGCAAACCGATGGGATTATAAGTGTGGTGTCCGGCTGATCTTTATAAAATTTATAATCATTATTTATTTGTTTTATCGTGTAAACTTGTGCATCTGTTTGCAAAAAGAAAAAGGTTAAAAGTATTACAGTAATATACTTTGTCATTTCACATAAATTTATTTCAGAATGCTTAAATTATTAGCAATTTACTACTAAATTCATTACCAAAATAAAAAAAGGCAGCGTTTTATACTGCCTTTTTAACGTTAATCCTGGGTTTCCGGCTTCTCTTTTGGCTCGGACTTTTTTGGATTGATTAAATCAAAGACTTCGTTTAGTTGCTTTTCACTCAGGGAATGGTGCCTCTCGTGTGCTATAAACTCAGTCCTTGATTTTCCTTTCCAATGTTTCTCATTGAAATCGATGTTATCGTACTTCATAATTAAGCGGATTTAACTAAGATTACCGGGCTTCCTTCGATACCTGTTACATCGGCTGTATTAAGTGTTACTGAATCAGCTAATGATAACTGAATATTAGAAGGTACTGCAAGAGCGGTGTAAGCGGTGGAATCAAAAGTAATTGTCCATGCTTTCAAAGTTGCGTCATAAGCCACACTTGTAATAGCTAGCGGTGTCGCGAAATTTGTTCCTGTTCCTGCTACCCACAAAGATGAAACTGCCAACTCTGTTGTATAAGTACTTGCTAAATTAAGCGCACTCAAAATGTTGGATGTTGGAATTGTAGCTCCAATTTTCCAAACATTTGACACATTAGATATAGCAGTTAAAGTAACGTCATTCAAGCCTACAATGTCAGAAGCATTAAATGAAGTACCGGCGAACTCTGCATTTTCAATAAAATCGCGACTATCGATGATAGAAATCGAAATTTTAGTTGTCTTTGTGTTGGTGCCGTCTTCAAATCCTTTCGGTTCAACGCCTACGAGATATTTTGCACCTTTGAAATTCTTTGCGCTGTCAAGTACACCCCACATTTTAGATTTGTCATCCAAAATAAAGAGCGGTACGATCAATCCGTCAAAGGCAATCAGTTTTTTCTCCAATGCTGAACCAGCCAAAACGTCAAACTCATAACCGGCTTTTGAACGGAGTAATTTAATCTGAAGACCATAACCCAATGTTCCCATTTTTGCGGCTGTAGTCTTATCGGAATTACCCTGAATAACAGGGAAAGGGAATAATTTATCAGCACTGCCTAAAGGTTGTACCAATTTGTTTAAAAAAGCGGTTTCAAATCCTGCTGCTGTAGCATAATCTGAAGGCGCGAAAATGGCACTACCGGCGATAATTTGCACCGGCAAGCCCCGTGTTGGATCGCAATCTATTGCGCCCGTATTTGCTCCTATTGAGGAACATATTGAAAAACCTTGCATAATTTTTTGTTTTTAATAATTAATAATTTAATTGCAATTCAAGTTATTTTGAACTTTTATATTGAGAAATTTTACCTGCATAACATCTACGACATCACTTAATACATTCTTTTGCGCATTGCCCCAGTAAGGATATTTTGTTGAATAGCACTTCATTTGACTTGGATAACCTAAAAACGCCTGACATAAGTTGAACTGATTTTGTAGTTCGTATAATATCGGGTTGATAACAGGCACATAAGTCATTGAATCGCGCTCCCTTCTCTTTAAATTCACCTCACTTTCTGCTATTATGAACATCGTTAGAACGGGAATTTCGCCGTAAATCTGGATCAACTTAGAAGGTCCAATGGTAACCGGTTGCTGTAAAAGAACTAAAGGGTACTTCTTGTCGAAACTGGCGGGATCTTGGTTATACTGCTGTAAGGTCTGATTCAACTCTTTTATTTCAGCATAAGAAGAATAAACCGCGCGTCCTAACTTGGTAGCTACTGCAGCAACAATATCTGTAAATACCTCCTCTATTATGTACGGTGGGTTGTTCATATCCCAAACGTATTTATAGTTGTGAGGAATTTTGCTGCACTGTCTGTTCTGTAAGCCCCATACAATCCATATCCCTGATAAACGCTTGTTAGCCAATCCGGATAACTCGCCTGATTCGTAAAGAGAAAGTCAAATAGCTCACGGTTAATGTGCACCATCTTATTATAAGCTGAAGCCATCTTAATTGCTGGAGAAACGTTCGTTGCATTATCATTATCTAATATAGCCTCACCTGTTCCTCCTGTGTTGCTTATTTGGCTTCGCATGTAATTGTAGTACACATAGTAAGCTATCGGACTTAACTTCGCTGTCTGGAAAGCTGTTGACGGTGTCACTGATACGCTATTGCCGTAATAAAAATACTTGTCACCTTCCTTAAACGCCATCGGACTTATCAGGGTTAATACATCTCCGTTCACGGTATAATTTTCTCCAAGTATTAACGGCCCAAATGCCCTGTAAACAAGCGTAAAGGTGCTTCCTACTAATGCTGCAGGAATTGTTGCTGTCATACCTACAGGCGGATCATACGACCCTGTACCACCAACAGTAACTACTATCTGAGTGTTATAATTCAGATAAGCAGATCCTTGCGGTACCTGTACTAAACCTCTCCATTTTCGTGGCCTTCCGTTTACATCAGTATATTCAACACCTGTTAATAAGTTTGTCCAAATTGGATCAATAACGCCTCCATTTAACACATCTAGAAATGCTTTCATAGTTTTATATCCGAGTACGCCCTGCAGGTATTCCGGCTCATATTGTTGTATGAACCAGGATAGTTTACCCTGCACGGCGGCCTCAGATAATTGCCCTATGGAACAATCGCCAAAAAAATATGATGTATCAATAAGCATTTACTTTATTTTACCAATCCCTAAAGAAGTAAAGTGATCCGCTGTTTCACGGGAAACTACTACAACACCTTCCGGCATCGTTTTCTCTTTCTTCCAATCTTTCGGATATTTCACGTTAAATAAAACATCGTTTGGATTAGCGGTCGCAGTAACTTTTGTCGAAATGTTTTCAACAGTTACCTCCCCGATTTCAAGTGTCCTTACTTCTTCTGATTGATTTTCCATCTTACTTATTTTATGTAGTTAATGCTGTTTTAACGGCTGCGAATGTTGAACCTTTCACGATTGCAACGGCACGGATTGCAGAGATGTAATCAAAGTAGTACTGCTCAAGTACTGTTGAGAACATATTCTGCGCAAAGTCGGTTCCATTGTAACCTACTCTCACGATTAATCCGCCGCGTAAGATGACGTTGTACTGTTTGAAGTCACCCACTAACAGATCATCTGTGCCCATTGCAGGATTGCCTACCTGTGAAATCCCAGCAAGTGAAGGAGGCGGCATTAAGAAACGGCCCTGAGTATCCATCTGAGTATTAACTCTATGGTTCTTAAAAGTACTCATTACAGCTGCGTTTGCTTTCTGTCCGAAAGTTGCTGAATCTACCTGAGCGGCAAGAGCATCAATAGCGATATAATCGTTATATTGAGTGAGTGCAGTTCCACCGGTATAAGAAGCGGTAGTATTGTACGCTGTAGCTGCTGCGATAATATCAGTTAACACGGCAGTATTGATCCTATTGATCACATCCACGCGGCCTTTTCCTAAAATATCAGATTGCAACCTGGCAAAATCCAAAGAGAATTCCTCTGTGAACCCGATTAAAGTTGCTTCCTTTTTGTAGGTCGCAGTCTTTAAAGTATAACCATATTGAGTGAGCGGTTTGGAAACACCTTCAGCAACATTTGCGGAAGCACCGGTTTTTGCAACTTCTTCATACCACATAGCCATCAAAGTATCATAACCTGCGTTAATGATATTGCAAAGATCAAAAACCCATGAAGTGTTCCTGTACTGGCTGATGATCCCTGAATCACCTCCCAAACGGAGCAATGAAGATGAATCAATAGATTGGAAAATTGAAGCGGCTGAACCACCGTTTACACCTGAAACTGATGCAACAGGTCCTACAGTTTTTGTAGTGTCAAAAGGTTTCATTACAAAATCACCTTTTTCATTCAGGTTAATCATGTAAGTCTTTTGTCCGTTGCGGTTCTTGTACAACTGGCGCAATTCTTCTTCGTCTTCTTTAAGAACTTCTGAAATGGATTTTACAGCGCCAAATCTTTCTGTGTTTACTTTGGCTGAAATTTCCTGTAAAGTGGTGCCTTGTTTTTCGGCAATAGTTTTAATTGCTTCGAGAGCGGTATTGCTCGATTGTTTAAATTCGTTGAAAGTTTCTTCTGAAATCTTCCCTTTAGCCGCTTCCTCTGCAAATTTCTTTGCTTTGGCATCATAAGCGTCTAATTCTTTTTTGATTGCAGAGGTGGCATCGGAGCCAACTTTTTCCTGCAACGCTTTTAATTCTTCTGGTGTCATTTTGTTTAATTAATAATTTATAAATGTTGTTTCGTTTATCAACTCTAAAAGTGATTTAGTAGCCGGCTCCTCATGAGTGCCTTTCGGCGGCTCATTCTTAGTGGCATCATCTTCTTCGATCTCTGATACTTCCATTGTTGGTGTCATGCAATTAGAGGCAAATAGTACGGCGCTCCCCTCAATAACTTTTGCTTCAAGTACGGCCCAGAAATAACCCTCATCAATTGCATCCTGTTTGTTTGCAACCATTTCGATGTACTTATCCCAGTTTTCTTTTTGAACCGGATAGTCTTCATCGTTTATACAGGTAACTATTTTCACATACTGCATTCCTACGCTATGTTTTTTCACATATCCTTTCTGGTATTGTGAAAACATGTAATCATTCCTATTTTGATCAATAATGCAGGTAAATACAAGTGCTTCAGTAGTGCCGGAAAGATTAATTCCTAAATCTTTCCATCCCATTGTTTTTGCTACTGCAGTACATCCCTCTGCAATCACATCAACAAACTGTCTGCTGTGGGAATTAAGCAGATAAAACCCTGTAGATTTATTGTCTGCTAATGATTTTTTCCAAAGACCGGGGATATGTACATCACCGTGTGAATCGAGATAATTAGTAGTATTAATTACTACAACTGCTTTTATTTTTGTGGGATCAATATTAGTTTCGGTTATTTCAGCCTTACTAACAAGGCTTCCTTTCTCATTAACAAACATGGTAGTAGATGAAACGCTATCCGCTTGCTTGATTTCGCTTTTCTTAGCGTGAAAAATCAATGATTCATTTTTTACAATGAAGTCTAAAAGCGCTTTCCCTGTTAAATCATGCGGAATAATATTTTTCATTTCCTTACTATTTGATGTGTAGCTAATTGCTTTTGTTTTTCAGCATTTACCTGATCAATTATTTTTTTATCAACCTTTTTTTCGTCTTTAATTTCCATTGTTTGAATTTTGAGGTTCAATTGGTAATTTACTTTTACCGAAAATTTTCCCTTCTCTTACCCAGTCGTCATAATATTTATCTCCGTCCGGTATCGGGTCTAACTGATTCATAGCGAGCCATTGATTCGCGGTTATTAAATTGTTCTCCCATTCGATTAAAAGCCCCTGATTCAGATACATTCTTGCCCGTCCTGCGTTAATCTTATCTTCCTGAATTACTGTTATGTGGGAATAATCTTTTGCTATGTTACATCCGTTCTTATCTGCATTGAAGGCACTGGTTAATTGCTCATAGATCATTTCAGCAAACGGAATAACGAAATCCTGGTAAAGCTGTTTCTTATACGCTTCTGCTTCTGTACCTGCCATTGAATTTCCGGCAGTATTTGCTAGAAGTTTATAAGGATAATTCAAAGCATCACATATTGCCATTGTATCATCTTCGCCCCATTCGGTTAACATTAAATCCCGGTAAGGAATTCCTATCTGTTGCCACTTTAACGCCGTATTCGAGATGATAAACTTCCACTGTCCACTTCTTAAGCCGTACTGCATAAAATCCGACTGCAGTTCTTTTTTGGTGTCCGCATCCATTGGAACGTTACTGAGCGGGTCCTTTTCTTGTGAAAGAATTCCAAGCGCCCCCCGATAATTAATCAGCATTCCTTTCGAATTGTAGTTGCCGATAAGATTAGATATATTCTGCTGGATAGATTTAATTGGACTATTCGGTAAAAAGAGCGTATCAAATCCCGGTGTTACGTCTCTGAGTATAATAACGTCATCTGGATTTATATAGCTGACTTCATTTCCGTAAGTCATCTTTATAGATGCGATGAATCCCTGTTTCAGATTGTAGAAAGTTTGTTTTGCATACTGGAATTCACACATATAAGGTGGGATCAACCACAAAGCCTTAGCGTCTTCATTTCCAAACCCAACAGGCTTAATCGGCAGGATGATTGCATACCCGAATAACCGCATATAAACCGCCGCCTGTGCTTCAAACTGTTTTCCGTTCTGCAGCGCGTTCGGTTTGGCTAAAAGCGCTTTTATTTTCTTCGTATAAGCAGATTCAAAAACTTTACCTTTCGCGTCAACCGTTACTGTTTTTCCGTTTATATAGGCGTACGCCTGTTTATTTACAATTGAGTAAACCGGTGGGCATTTCTCATAAGCCTTTACTACGTCACCTAAACCACCATAATTAAAGAAAACATCATAACCACTTGCTCCCGTGCTGTCAAAGAACCATCCACTATTCCCCAGTGGTGTACCGCTGCTGCGATAATTCAAAGGCGACACCACTTCCGAAGAGATGATGCCACCAAAACCACTATCTAACCCGAAAAAAGATTTTATCTGTCTTTTCATTTCTAGAAATAAAAAAAGCCGCAACACTTTTAATGTTGCGGCTTTCTATGAAGCTCTTTTTATATTTTTACCGTTCGCTTAAATCCATTTAACGGGTTTATTTTCCTTACCAGTTCAAATCTTTCTGTTATCGTTCGTTCAACTCTGAAAATATTTCTTTCTCCACATCCGGGGCAATCTTTTGAAACGTAACCTTCGATTATGTCTCCAAAAAATAAAACCTTACGACAATTTTTGCAGCAATATTTTTTTTCGTTTTCCACTGTAAAAATAATTAAATTATTTAATTGTAAAAATTTTATTTAAGTACCTAGTTAGTGTATTCATTTGTGTTCTTTTTTAAAGATTGTTGATATTAACCTTTCAAATCCCATAAAAGCAGGTATGTAAATTAAAACCCACACTAAGAAGTTTTGAGAGAGGCACCGCTTTGTAGGATCGTAATGGTTTAATCCCGTCATGATAAAAAACATGAGCACAGTACCTTTTACTGAAAGTGCTAAGAGAGTTACGAATAATTTATAGACTTTCTTTTTCATGACTTTTTTAAAAATTTGAATGATGAAATAATTAACAGCCAAATAACCCGCATTAACCTCAAAGGCCATATAACAGCATCTAATAAGAATCGAAGTGCAATAAGATAGTACGGTATTTCTTTTGACCGTTCCACGCTATCCATAGTAAAATTCATGGCAAAAAAGACCGTTAAGATTAAGTATATTGTCATATTTTTTTGATTATACCGATGTATTGGAGGTAAAGAGCGATATAGCGCACAGGATCAATTTGATGATTATCTGTGTCTTCCGGCTCCTCTAAAACAATCCCATACCTGTCAATCTTTCGGCTGTAATTTTCCTGCTCATACTTTAAGTTGGTACTGGATGCAGTGAAATACACTTTTAAATTGTTCAGTAAATCTATTCCGTCTATAATTGAACCGGGTGTTTTGATAGCTGGTATAGCCGACCATCCGGCGCGCCGTAAAGCAGCAATCTTTAATAAACGGTTGTTATCACAAACCACTACACACTTTTTGTCGATTGCTAACTTATTGAACATAAAAGTTACAATGCCTTCTTCCTGGTTATTGATCTGCTGAAGTTCAACGGGAGTTAATTTTTCTCTTATTTTGTTCTCACTTAGATAATTACGTTCATGCAGGTAAAGTGCACCATCATAATATTTTGCTTCGACTACTCCCCAGGGATCAACTGTGCCCCAATCCACGCCGTAATAGATTTTAGTATCTAGATTCTTATAGACATGATCCGGTATTTCTTCCCATTTAAATATTCTATTAGGACGTTCAGATTTTAATCCTAACCCGTAAACCTGCCATTTAAACGTATCGGCACTTTTCTTTTCTTCATTTTCGCGACATCTGGAAAGTTCTTCCATCTGTTCTTCAGTTAGGTTCTTTGCGTTAGTTTCGATATTATACTCCCTAGCCTCTTGTTCAGTGAGTAGTTTCGATTCGACTATTTCAGATAATTTTAAAGGTTGGTAAGAAAGAATTTTTACCCGTTCCTCCTCCGGACAAAAAGGATTATCCCTAAAGGTGGAATGAATAACTATTGCTCTTGAATCTTTTTTTAGGTCATCTATGAAATGCGCTTTTTTGGGGTTCCAATCAATCAAAATAAAATCAGCGGTTCTTTGGTCTATTTGATCGAAAACGTCTTTCGGGATCTTATAGGGCTCGTTGAACCATGCCACATCCTGAGAAAGCCCGTGTACTGTTTCTTCATCATCGCAACCATGAATTTCAAAAGAAGAGCCGGTTTTATAGGTGAAGATCGATTCAGTTTTATTGAATTCCTGATCAACTTTGTAACGTTTAGTCTTACGGAGATGCTTAAGCGTGTCGTTAAGAATGGTTTTTTTGCAGTCAGTTTTGGTGTCGCGCCAAACGGTCATTCGTTTATTGTTCTCTTTTCTGGCAAATAGGTCGTAACAGTCTATAAGGCTAATTGTTTTGGATGAACGGCTGCTTCCTTCGTTTATTATGTACCTATATTTTCTTTTGCCGTCTTTTAGTTCATTTATTGCGGCCCAGTTCCTGGTACCTACGGATGTTGCCGGTATAACACCACTTTGTAATAAAAGAGATTTAATATTTTCAGGAGCCTTATTAAGAGTTTCTACATTAACTAATCTCATTTAGTTTTGTTAGTATTTTGTCAACCTGTGAATCAGTCAGTGGTTTTATGTCGTTGCCTTCGGTGTCGGTTATACCGGTTTCAATCTTGTCTCTCCAATATACTTTTTGTCTGTTTTTAAGCCAGAATTGCTGATTTCTGAAGTCAGCCGGAATTACTTTTTCTAATTCTATAACTTCAACAGATTCTTTTTCACATTTACGGCCTTTATCGTCCCATGAAACAGTTTTAACCTTAAAGGCCTGTTGTTCAATAACAACTTTATCCTTTGTGCCTTTAAATAATTCGTGAACTACTTCCATGTCGGCAAATTCCTTCCCGCTCCTTATGGAGTCCGAAAACTCCGGATATTCGTTTTTCCAGCTATATAAAGTGCTCTCTGCTATGCCGAAAAATTTAGCTAAACCCTCATCTGTATAGCCTATTAAACATAATTGATATGCCTGATTACAATATTCCGCTTTGTAAAGTGTTGGTCTGCCTACTTCTTTATTTTCTTTATTATCATTCACAGTTGACATCGGTTTAGGCATTAAATAATTTAAACCCTCTTATTATCAATTTATCCGTAAAATTGAAATTCCAAATCCTTATACCAAGTAAATCGGCTTCCTTTTCTATTAATGAACCAATTAACTGATCAACATTGCCGGCACAAATATTTTCCCATGAGTATTTAATCAATTCTTTGCTCATTATTCCGCGCCCTACGTCCACAATGTTGCTTTTCCAGTCATTAGTGAGAACTCTTGCTTTATGTATATCTGTGATCTCATAATTGAATTTTGCCGCAATTGAAATGGTTTTATTATCTGCCGTAGTGATGTTTACTTCTCTTATACAGATAGTTGCGTTTTTTACATTCTCGGTATAGATAATATCAATCCCTGATAATCTACCATGCCAGCCAGGATTTAATACTTTATGAAACTTGCCACCTCTGAAGACTACGCCTTGCTCATATTGCATTATAAAGACTACAGGCTGTATTCGTTCCCATAAACTTATTATCAGATCAATTAGCTTATCGAGCATGAAAACAAAAATAAGTGATAAATTCTAATTTTGTTAGCAAATTAAGGAATATTTTCTACAAAATGTTATTTTCTTAGTAGAATATTCTTTTTCCTTGGCGTTTTATAGTGTAAAACATTTTTGGCACAATTATTATTCGACATAGAAAAAAAATCTATGAATATCATTACTGCACAATTAAGCTCACTATCTCCTTTACTCTCGAAAGAACCGATGCCTAAACGTGAATTTGTACAAAAAGCGCATGGTGTCAAATCAAAAAGAGGTGTAGTAAATCTGTTAGAAATGATCGAATTTGACGAAGCATATCTACAGGGAGAAGAAATTGTGTTGAAATGATTACTCACTTTAAAAAGTTTTCTATTTCTTGAATTA